GTCCGGTGCCGCAGCGGCGGTGACAAGCACGCCCGCGCTGGTCGCGCTCGGCGCGCCGCTCGCATTCGTCTCGGTTTGTTGAACTGCGAGCGTCTTGCCGACGTCGCCAGCGACAGGGGTGTAGGTTGCGCCAGTCGCACCCGAAATGGGCGAGCCATCGAGCAGCCATTGCTGGGTGCGGGTTGGCGATGGCGTGCCGGTCACGGATGCAGGGGTGTAGCTCGAGGCAGTGCCTACTTGCGGCGCGCCCACGATTGCCGGGGTGCCGGTGATTGAAGGTGCGACACCGACAGGCACATAGCCATAGGCGGGCTGCGTCGTGCTAGTGGCGATCAAACCAGACTTGGTGAAGGTTATGCCGTTCGGCCCACGGTCGCTGGTGTCGTTCGCGTCCGCAAGGCGCAGATACCAGCTTGGCGTCTTACCAAGCGCAAGAATGTCCTCGCCGTAGGCCAGGCGCGCATGCTCCAAGTCGGTGATAGTTCCAGCCCCGGCCGCAATACGGCCAAGCGACTGGTCAAACAGCCGATCACTCGGAAGATCCTGGCGGTTGCCGACGGCCAGGCCCACGCCATCGAAAGCAGTCGTCGGCGCGGCGATGCTCTGCGTCAGGACGGCGGAACCGTCTGCGGGGGCCGCCGACAGGATCGGACACTGCTTGATGGACAAGTTGGTGCCGCTGCGCAGAATTGTAATCCTGTGCGCCCCCGAGGTGATGGCTGCTGGACCCTGTACGCGCACGGTTGTACTGGTGCCGTAATAGACGACTACGCGGCCTGGGTTCGCGCCGGCGCTGGTGCGGTAAGCGACCTGAAACGAACCTGAGACCCCGATCGTGGCGTTTGACAGGATGTATTCTGCGTTGACGTTGGTCTGGTCGCCGTCGAGTAGCAGATCGAACGTTATGTACCAGTCGCCGTTCGGCAGCGTGAATGCCGCGTTATCAGCCGCCGTGATCCACTGGTTGCCAGCTGACCTATTGAACTTGATCGTCATTCGGGATGTCTTCTATCGAGGAGGCTGCGAGACTGGATTAGGTGAACGACTCGCACTCCACACGGAAGGTTGCGCCGTCACTGCCGGCCGATGCCGCGCCGGCGGTAACCGTGCGGCGGACCCACACGGCGCGATGCTGGCCGACGGGGACGCTGCCGAGCGCGATGCCCGCTGCCTTGGTCGCAGCTGCGGAAAACGTGACGCCGGCAGGTGCCGCACTCTCGTCGGCAACAGTCTGTTCGGTGCCATTCATCGCACTGGCGCCGAGACCAACAGCGATATCCGTCGATGCGCTCGGCGTGTTCGCAGCCAGCCACAGCACCGCGTTGGTCAGCGGGTCAGTGGCGCTCGCGTTGTGCACGTAAATGCAGCGGTACTCAACGTCACCGGCTGCGGCCTCGGCTCCTGATACGGAATCGAACAGGGCGGACGGGGCCGGCTGCGTGGACTTCGCGCCACCGAGCGAGGATGCAGGCAAGGTATTCGCAGCACCGCCCGAGAGGCGGAAAACGATATCGGATTGATGAACTAGCATTTTTTCCCTTAACTTTTACTTTGCACCGGTCTCGCCGCTGTCCTTCGGCGGAGTGGGAAGATTCCCGCGCTGCATGAACAACATCACTTCGAGGATGCCCAGCGCGCGCAGCTTTTCGATGTCGCTCTTGAGTTCCGTGAAAACCACGTCCGGGTCGTAGCCACGCTGGCGGAGCTTCTCGCTGATGCTGCACAGGCCGGCTGCAATCTCCGCTTGGTCGGCTGCCACGTCCTGCTGGGGGTTCACGTAATCCCATTTGGGCGGGCTGAAGTCCACCGCGGTATCGCGGGTCTTGATCTTTCCGACCAGGTAGGCCGCCTCGACGAACGCCTCATGCAGCGGCACGAGCAGCTTCGGGATCAGAACCAGCCACTGCATCTGCTGCACCGCGCGGCGGAAATCCAGCAGGCGCACCCGCGCGCTGCTGAAGTTCACCTGGCTCATGTCGCCGGTCACCATTTCGTATGGGACGCCCAGGCCAGTGGCGATGATGTGCATCTGGTATTTCACGTATTCGACATAACCAGGAGCGGCTTTCGGCTCGACGACCGTGAAGTTCATCCCCGATGGCATGCCGAAGATGTTGCCGCCGCCCAGTTCGCCCAGATCGCGCACGCCATTGCCACCGTCAGCAGCACCGCCGCCGAGCGAAGCGGGGTTTTCCATCCCGGTCATGTCGCCGCTGGCCAGCACGCTCAATCGAGTTTCAAGATTTTTGCGGGCCAGCTCCGCATCCTCGTACAGCTGCAGGTCGCGCACGCGCGCGATCACCGGGGCGAAGCGGGTGAAGCCACGGCCCTGGCCTGGGCGATCCGGGTTGTACAGGTGCAGGATGAACTGCGCCGAGACACGCGAGCTTTGCGCCTTGCGGCCTCGGATCATGCCAGCATCGCCCGGGTGCTGGTCCCAGAGGTAATAGGCCGCCACGGCCCCCAGGGCGTCGTACTCGATCCCGTTGATGATCTGGTTGCCGCCGTTCATGCCCGACCGTGCGCTGTCAAGCCAGTCGATTTCGAGCAGCTGCAGCTGGAGCGGCACCGGCAGGCCGTCCGTCGGGCGGCGCGGTCGCAGGCGGACCAGCACTTCGCCGTCCTGCTCCATGGCAGTGTAAGCGGCCTTCGTCATGCCGAAGTAGTCGTACCGGCCATCGGCGTCGCAGACCCGGCTCCATTCGGCGAACAGCTTGTTCAGGACGTCCTTGTCCTTGCCAGTCGCGCGCGGAAGGATGCCGGTACCGACCGTCGCCGCGGCCAAGCCATCGAGGGCTGCCCGGCAGTAGGGCACGTTCTGCACCAGGGCGCGCGCCTTGACGCGCAGGGTCTTGGCGTCAGCCTGGTGATCGGCGTTCGCACTGGCGCCGGCGCGGCGCGGGCGCCAGGTGTCACGTGGGCTTGCCGCTTCGTACGCGCGGGCGAGCTGCTGGCGGGCGAAGTGCCGGGCGATGCCAGCATTCGGGCTGACCCAGCCCACGATGCGGTCCAGGAGGTTCGGCATCAGTCGCCCCTATTCGTCGTGAAGCGGAAGCCGAACACACGCGGCCCTCGATTCTGCAGGCCGCCAGCCAGCACCTGGGCGGTGTGGTTGCGCGCGGCGATCATCTGCGCGGTGTTCTGGTAAGTGATCCGGCGCCCGTCGAATTCCACCGATAGGGCACCGGAGGCGATTGCGGCGTCGAGCGCGTCGAGGTCTGTTTGGGAGATGGCCATGCCAACAAGGGTAGCGACATCTCTGTCTCACTTCTCGGAAAACTGAGACAGTTTGCTTTTCAACACCTGAACAACCCTCGCTCTACGATCGTGTCGATCTACAAAAAGACATAGTTTTCCAAACTTGATTTTGGGTTTCTTTTAACTATATTGAGAATCTAGTTGTCTAGAATCCTGTGGGGGGGGGACCATGGACTGGAATGTCGTCAATGCAGTGAAACACTTACAAGATCACAAAGCAGAGTCGTCACAGGGGAAATGCGCCAAGTACGTCCGAGAAGCTATTGAAGCAGGAGGCCTAACGCTCAAGCGGCCGTCAGAACGTTGGCCAGGCGACGGGCCGTCAGCATGTGATTATGGTGGCTCGCTTGAACAAGTAGGGTTTGAGGTCTTCTACGACAATACTCAAGAGAACCTTCTATGTCAGGCATATCATCCTGTGAAAGGTGACATCGCTGTATTCATGCCTATTGAAAGTTCACAAGAAAACGGCATAAATATTAATCGCAGAAAGCATGGCCATATACAAATGTATGATGGCGTGAGGTGGATTTCTGATCATGCTCAGCACAATTTTTTTGCTGGTAGCGACTATGTGAAAAAGTGGGGTCGTTTCCGAATCTATCGGTTCACAAACTTGATGTGCAAAGCTTCCAATCTCCGTGTTGAGTGGAGCAGGTAACGAGAGAGCGAAGAGACTAAGCAGGTATTTCCTACGCCACTTTTCGGAAACTGAAATTATTTCTTGCTCCCCTCCTGCTTGATAATTCGGTAAACGGTGGCCCGGCCAATCCCCAACCGGCGCGCCACCTCGGCGGCGTTACGCCCGTTGAACACTCGCAGCACCTCTGCCGTGATGCGCGCCCGCTCTTCCGTCGAGCGGCGGGGAATGTAGATCTCGATCCCGCTGAACTCGCGGCGCACCTCTTCCTTCAGCAAGGCTGTTCGCGATGCCATGTCCGGAAACTCAGTTTCGATGAACGCGAATATGGCGTCGACCAGGTCAGGGTTGTCGAATACCTCGCTCACCACTGCCTCCCGACGAGCCGGCGTGGCATGCTGGGGATCGATCCGGATTTCGTCGTTGGCGGCCATGGCTCGGTTCTCGTTTGTTCTTCTACGGTAGTTGTCGCTATTACGGTGCTGGTAGCCGCGGGGGTGTCTCCTGCCACCGGCGGCTGCTCGAATAGGTCTGGTGTGTCGGGGTCAACGAAATCGCGGACCTGCTTCCACTGGCCTGGCGTCTTTTTGTGCAGGCCAAGGTAGTGCGCGCACGCCACGCCGTACACCATTAGGTCGCCTGCCTCGTTGCGGTCCGCCTTCTTCTTCTCCCAGATGCGAACCTTGCGCCCACGCTTGAAGACGGTGATGCAGTATTCAGCGGTCAGCTGCTCGTAGTATTCGACAGGCAGATCGCTCGGGAAGTGAATTGCACCCGGGCCGCTGGGCAGGTGGTAGCGCGCGGCCAGGTAATCCTTGGCGGTGTCGGTACCGATAAGCCAGAGCTTCGCGCCATGGGGCATGGTCTTGCCCTGCCAGTTCACGTCGACCAGCGACGGCTTCGCGCTCAGGATCGGCTTGTTCAAGGTCGAGGCGCCCTTGATCGCGTAGATGTGCCGGTGCTGGCGGGTGCGGGTGAAGTTGTAAACGTCGTGCGTGTTCGCGCCGCCTGAGTCGATGAAGGCGGCTGCGATCGACAGCATCCGCCCACTCGCATGCTGGTACTTCTCTTGCAGCGCCTGGTCGAGTTTGTCCTGCGTCGCCTGATCCGACGGCGAGCCGGCGATCACCTGGTAGTCGACAACCCAGGCTTCCATGCCCTCGCCCCAGGCCAGCACCTTCAGCTCGAAGCGGTCCGGCTGGGTGTCGACGGTTCCGGTCAGGATCAGCCCGCCCTTCGGCACGGTGCCCATCTTGTAGGACTCGGCCCGGGCCTGCAGCTCGCCCGCCTTGGTCTGTTCTTTCTTCCGCTCCCAGCAGCGCGCCAGGCGCGTGTTGTAGAACGTGATCATCAGTTCCTCGCTGCCCTCTTCCAGCTTGGCCCGGGCGGCTCGGTACTCGCGCAACAGGGCGATCCAGGGCAGCCATCCATAAGGCGCGAACATGGCGTTGATGGTGAAGCTCACCGTCTCGCCATCGCCGGGCACGCCATCCGACCACAGGCCGCGCGCAAACATGCGGTTCTTGTCGGTCTCGTACATGACCGCGCCGCACTCGACGCACGGGTAGACGGCCCGCCCTTCGTCGTCCTGCTGGAGGCGTTCAAACACCAGGGGCTGGGCGTGGCCGCAGTGGACGCACTCGGCCAGCGCTTCCTGCTGAGTGCCCTGCAGGTACAGGCTCTCGATGATCGACTGTCCCGTGATCGTCGGCGAGCTAGGGAAGTAGCTCTTGCGGTTTCGCTCGAACGTGGTCTGGCGCGCCTTCGCCAGGGCGACCGGGTCACCCTCGCCGTTCACGTTGGCCTCGGCGCGATCGACCTCGTCGAACAGCACGCGGCGCGCCGGGATCTCGGACAGGTTGGCGGCCGCGCCGGCGGTGACGATGTGCAGCGAGCCGCCGATGTATTCCTTGGTGTCGAGGGTATTGACCGAATCCCGCGCGCGCGGGGCGGCAACGCGCTCGCGCACCTCTGGCACGGCAGCGATGGTCTTGCTCACCCGCGCGCTGGTACGCTTGGCCAGCTTCCCGGTCGGAAGGATCCACAGGAAGTTGGCCGGCGACTGGTGCACGGTCGAGCAGAACCAGTTCAGGCCGACCTGCGTCTTGAGCATCTGCGACGCGCCCATGAGCGCAACCGTCTTGCACCAGTGCGAGTCCGACAGCGCTTCCATCACCGCGCGCGCATGCGGCGTGCGGCTGGTGCGGTACTTGCCCGACTCGTTCGCTCCCGATTCCTTCGGGATGATCATGTACTGGTCTGCCCAAGCGTCGACCGTCATGTTCGGGTCAGGCGTCAGCCCGCGTGCGAAAGCGGACTGGACGAGCGGGGCCGCGGACGCCAGGCCGATCATTCCGGCTCGCCTTCCAACCGTACCGACAGCTTCTCGCCGAACGTGTGCGCCAGGCTTTCGAGCAGGGTGCGGTGCTCCCGGTCGATCACTTCCTCGCACTCCTCAGCGGAACGCAGCGGCGCGACGTCGGCGGCGATCCGGCGCGCGCAGTTCATCAGGCCATCGCGCAGCGCACGCGCCGCCTCGAACACCGCCGAGTCGACGGCCGACTTCAAGAGGAACTGCCCGGCCAGCTCGGCCAGCTTGATCTCGGCGGTTGCCGCCTCCGCCGCCTCACGGCGCGCGCGGCTGGTGTCGTACCCTGGGATCTTTGCCGGCGGCTCCGCACCTCCTGCACCTCCCGCGCCCGCCGCGGCAGAGGGCTGCGCCCCATTTGCCAGGGAGTCAGGGCGGTGGCCATTCGCACGCTGGCGGGTGTTGCGTTGGTACAGGTGGGTCGCATACTCGACGTCGACCTTCCCGTCCGTCACCGGGATCACGCAGCGCTTGACCGCGTCGTACGCGGACTGGCGCGAGATCCCCACCAGCTTGGCCCACTCGGCAATAGTTTTCAGGTTCGGCATGCTTTTTCGTACTTGTCAGGATATCTGTCAGGAAATGTTTTTGGGTTCCGCTAGTGCGTTGACGGGGCCTGAATTACCCTTGCCTGCTATAGGCTGGGAAGAACCTAGACCCGGGGGGGGTACCCCGCCGCTACCGGAGCTGGGCCGTCCGGATCGCCTTATCCCACTCGGCCTCGAAGTGGACCGGGAAGCGCGCGTCGATCGTGGCCTGGCCGACCTCGTGGAACTTCAGGCGGGGCTGGTACTGGACCTTCGACACGAAGATGAACACCGGGCGGATGGCCGTGCCGTGGCCGAAGCGGCGCTTCAGGTACACGCCCGGCGCCAGGCCGCGGTTCCCATTCGGCAGGGCGAAGTACGTCACGCCCTGGCGCGCGATGGTGCGGTTCGAACGCTGGCTGCCGGTGGCGCGCGACTCGTGGCCGCTGCCGCGCTGCACCTTCAGCTGCGACAGGATCTGGGTGATCTGGCCGCGGCGGATGTTGCCGTTGCCGTCCAGCTGCGCGCCCGCTGCCGGCACCAGGTACCAGCCCTGCGGCATCAGGCCATTGGCCTGGAGCAGTCGCTCTGCCCCCTTGTGCCTGCGCGTGCCGCCGTAGATCTGGGGCAGCAGGAAACGATCAGCAGGCGTGCCCTTACCGAACGGGTTGTCCTTCACCCACACGCGCGCCTCGAGGCTGGTCTTGGTGGCGCGCTTGAGGAAGGTGCCGTTCAGGGCGTACGTGGTCGGGCGATCGAAGACCGAGCTCATCTCGTCCTTCACCGCAGCCTGCACGTCTTGGGCCGTGCGGGTCAGTGACACCGCAGCCACGAACGGGCCTTGCCTGCCCAGCGCGCTGAGCCGGTCAGCCATGGCCGGGAAGTTCGTCTTGATGCTCATCCGCATACTGCTCTCCTCGTTTTGCAGGCTTTGCAGCCTATTTTTCAAACCCTGCAAGTCTGTAACCCGCATGGATACTCACTCTTGGCAGGGTATGCAGGCATGCAGGGTTGTTTTAGATATGAGCGTCAAAAAAAAATATGCTCATCACAACCACAGCAATTCGCGCATACGTGCGCAAAACCCTGCAAACCCTGCCTACCCTGCTAAGAACCAGCATTCATGCGGGTTCCAGCCTTGCAGGGTTAACTTCCAACCCTGCTCAACCCTGCAATGCCCGGTCAGCGCGGACGTCGCCGAGCTTCCTGAACTTGGCAATCTGTCCTTCCAGGTCTTCCGGATGGTCGGGGTTCTCGACCACGTAGACCATGCGGGTCTTCTTGTGCTTGCTGTCTACGGCCACGCTCTTCTTGGCCTTGGTCTCTCGACTGGCGATCAGCCCGGCGAACTTGCACAGGGTGAGCGGCTTTTCCCCGCTCTTTTCGCACCAGCGCTTGTAGATGATGTACAGGTCCTCCGACAGGCAGGAGCAGTACGGTGCGTCCAGGTAGCCGTCCTTCCACGCGCGGTGGAAGCTCATCCAGCCGGCTAGGCCGAACTCGATCACGCGCTCCTTCGCCAGCGTCATGGGCGGCTTCGTGTGTTCGTTGAAGTCGTCCAGCGGTAGGTTGAGCAGGAAGTGGTAGAACGCCTCGATGCCGCCGGCAGCGATGGACCGCTGCACCTCGGCGTAGAAGTCCGGGTCTTGCTTGCGCCTGGCCTCGATCACCATGAAGCGCCGGTCCTCCAGCTCGATGGGGATCGGCTGCGGCTCGTTCGACAGGAAGGCCGAGTTCATGTGGTTGCGCTCGTCCCGCTCCGGCAGGTTCTTCTGGTTGATGCTCATGGTCTTGCCGGTGATCATGTACTTGAGCGTGCCGTTGTGGCTGTACTTGTCATCGCGCGAGAGCACCTCTTCGAACAGGACGAACAGCTTGCGGCTGCGCCAGGCCGTGAAGGTCGAGTCCAGCTGGTGTTGGCTGGCCACCGTGCCGTAGTCGCCGTAGATCGGCAGCATCACGTCCTGGAAGAACAGCGACTTGCCGGTGCCCTGCTTCTCGCCGAACATCAGCAGCGCGGTCTGCATCTTGGCGCCCGGGTGCTGAAGCGGGTAGGCCAGCCAGCGCAGGATCCACTCGACGCATTCGGCGACCTTGTCCTCGGCGTCGCACAGCGATGCAAGGAGTGCGAGGATTGGCTTGATCAACTCGTCGTTCCCCTTGGGCGAGAGCGGCCAGCCGAGGAAGATGTTCACGTGGCTGACCGGGTCAGCCTGCTGGGTCGGATCGAACACCAGGTTGCGGGCCTCGATCGTCTTACGCTGCGCATGCTCCTGCCACTTCGAGGTCAGCTCGGCGGTGTAGTCGGCGCGCACGGCGCCCAGCGACATGACCTGCTGGCCGATCGCGTCCCAGACCGTTTCGGTGCCGCGCAACAGGGTCAGGTTGTCGAGCATTTCGCCGAGCTTGCCGCCGCCTGCCCCGCCCTCGACCGCCTTACCGCCGATGAGGGTAGGCAGGGAGTCGCGCAAGATGGTGCGGCGCTTGGGGTCCTTCTCCCAGGTTGCGGCCAGATCCTTGCCCACCCACGCCGCGAACGCCGACTTCTTGAGCCGCTGCTTGCGCAGGCTGTCCCAGACGTCGGTCGTCGGGTAGATCAGGCTGAAGTGCGACAGCAGCACCTCGAGTGTCGGCACGACCATCGCAGGCGCTTCCGATACAGCGGAGGGTGCGGAAGGAGGCGGGACTTCGTCCAGGTAGGCAGGGACATCCTGGACGGCTTGCGCAGCCGGCATCGGCGCATTGTAGGAACCGTGCGTGCGTGGCGGCCTCCAGCCAGCGTCGACAGCCATCTTGTAGACCGTGGCGACCGTAATACCGCCGTCACCGCCGAACGACTTCCAGTGGCCTTCGAGATCCTTTACCCCTGCGTACTTGGACGAGCGCGACGACCAGTAATCCCACACGGCCAGGCCAGTCGGCCCCAGGGCCGCGTAGATGCCCATACCGACGCGGATCCAGGCGTCGTACCCGCAGTCCGGATTGATGCAAGCCAGTGCGGAGTCAAGCTTGGCCCGCTCATCGGTAGCAGCTGGAGGTGGCAGTTGCGCACGCACAGGATTGACGCCTTTCGCCTGCTGCACGGTCAGCTGCAGGCGGTTGAGAACACGGGCATCGATCGGCGCGACTTGGTCAGGGGTGCCGGGGAACGGTGACGCAGTAAAGGTGAAGAATTGCGCGCCGCAGAAAACCTCGAGGCCGATGTCGTTCGACTTGAAGGTTTTGGTCTCACCGGACACGATGATGTGCACGCCCTTACGCGAAGGGGAATACTCGGTGTACGAGCCGCAGGCCTTGATGATGTCCGCCGCGCGCTGCGCAACAGCGCCCTCCTCGTCGATACAGCCGTCGATATCGATGCCGATGAGGCCGTCACCAGGAAGGAAGGCGAAGCCGATGCCGGAGTAGCCAGCGTCAAGGCGCGCCATGGCAGCCGACAGCGAGACCAGCTCGCTACGGTCTTCGGCGCTGCCCTGCTTGCCGGTACGGCGCCGGCCTGATGCGTAGTACGGCATCTTCTTCGGCTTTTTCTCGCCCGGCTCGAACTTCCACACCAGCCACTGGGACCGATTGGCGAGTTCTACCGGGATCACGCTGGGATCAAGCGCCGGCATGCGTGACCTCTTCGGATTGCTCCAGTTGTGCCAACTGGGCTTGAAGGTGCGCGAGGACGCGCGCCTTGTCGACCAGCGGCTTCTCTGCCGCATCGCGGTTCAGGCGACGACGCGCTGGCGACTCCGCTTCCGTTGCGTGCGCTTTCATTTCAGAGGCCATGACCACGCGTGCCCTGCACAGCAGCCGGCGACGGACGGCAGTAAATCTGGAACATCAGGGCCATAAGCTCGGCCATGGTCTTGTGCATCTGCTGGCCGATGTCTTCAAGATCGGCGCGCTCGCGCGCGTCGATTTCGTCATCCTTGATCGCACTGGTGTAGGTTGCCGACAGGGCGCCCAGCTCGGAGTACAGCTCGTGGAACTTGTCATGCAGCGCTTCGCCCGTAACGCCTTCTGCAGGCGGAAGTTCGAGGAAGACGCCACCCGATGCAGCAGCTACAGCTTGGGCGAAGTGAGTGGTCCCTGCGTAAGCCTGGATCTGCAGCGCGGTATCGACGCGCATGCCCTGCCCCTTGACTTCATACACGCGGGCCTCCAGCTGCGACTTCGACATATTGAATGTCGCGGCAGTGCCGTTCCAACCATGCACCTTGATCATCTCTTGGTAGGCGGTCAACATTTCCACGGTCTTTCCTTCCGTTCCTTGGGTATTGCTATTTGAACCAGTGCGATACATTTCCGCATCGAACTAATTCCACGTATTTATTTCCTATGGGCAATTCTCAACGCGCACGAAAGTACCGCTTGCTGCTGAGGCTCCGACTGGAGCGCAAACGAATTGCTACAGTGGTTCAGGTGACCTTGTTTGTTCGGTCAGGGAGGCTGCTTACCCTGACGGCCCGGATGGTCGGCGGGCACTGTGTCTGGAGCTATGAACTTGGCCGGGCAGCCAGTTCGGGGACATCGGCATCACTCGCCCGGCGCCTTGGCGTGTCGCAGTGCACACTATGAAGGCCGGCGATCGCGGCCAACGTAGTGCTCAGGCACCGAGCCTGGCCGTTGAGAATGCGGTTCACGGTCGGCTGAGACGTCTTGAGTTCAGCCGCCAACCGAGTCTCACTCCAGGCAGTTGCGGCCTTGAGTTCCTTAAGAAGGGTCGAAGGGTCTTTGTCCATGGGATGCAGTCTATACGCGAATGAATAGAAAAGCAAACACGAATGAATAGAGTGTTGTGTGCGCACTATACGCGCACGTATAGTCGCGAGATGTCTATCGCTAACAGACTTGATCAAGCTATGCAAGCTGCGGGCGTCATCTCGCAGAGCGCACTTGCACGCGCCTCAGGCGTACCTCAGCCAACCATAAATCGAATTTTGAAAGGCACCGGAAAGCGTGGGCCAGAGACAAATACGATCACTGCACTTGCACAGGCTTGCAACGTCTCAGCTCAGTGGCTCATAGACGGCACCGGCCCGATGCAACGCGCCCCAGCAGAGGCCCCGCCAGAAGGCGAGATCGTTCGACTTTCGGTTGACGATGCAAGTCAGGATTTCGTCGGGGTCCGCATGGTATCGAGGTTTATCCATGCAGGATTAGATGGACATGGCGGCGACGTTGAGTACGACGATCACATTGTTCTCAGCCTGCCGTTAGCATGGGTCAACGAAAAGCGCCTCAACCCATCGAAACTTTTCGCTATCCGTGTTACGGGTGACAGCATGTATCCCACGCTGAGAAAAGGGAACGTCGTTATTGTCAATACCGCTGACAATGATCCGAAGTCCCTGGTAGACGGGATGCTCTATGCGGTGAATCATAACGACAAGCCAGTGGTAAAACGTCTTGAGTACGTTGGCGGCCGCTGGCTGCTTGGATCGGACAACCAGCTGCCTGAATATCGGAGTCGGCCAGTCGATGAAACAACCGAGATCATCGGCCGTGTAGTGCGGATGGAAATGGACTTCATCTGATGAAGATTCAAGTAGCAGAGGTGACTCCATACGGTTCGCCGGTCTTGGTAGCGATTGTCTCGTCTGAATACACGAACCCGTCTCACGGCACCGGCATGCTTCGTCAGATCCAGCCTTATTACCCGTCCCATCCCATTATGCTAGTTTCGGTCGAAGGCAATGGCTTTCGCGCGTATGCAACCTTTGAAACCCACATGCTGCTCGCATTGATCCAACTGGAGAATCTTCACGCGACCGAGATCGACCTCTCTATGCCTCCACCAGAGGTCGAAGAGGAGCTGCCGTTCTAGCAATAATCGGTGATTTTCTGCGCCGGTTTTCAATGTAGACTCAAGGTGCGAAACGGCACGCTTAGATGCCAGAACTGGGGTGTTTCAATATGAGGAAAATTATCGTGGCCGCAGCCATTGCAGCACTTGCTGCGGGTTGCTCTTCACCTAATGACATTGTGCTCGGTCCTGAGCCGCTAAAACAGATTGCTGAGCAGGGCGATAAGTTCAAGCGCATGCCAGAAGAAGACCGGATGCTACTGGTAGGGTATTTAAGTCTAAAGGAAATGAGCAAAGCGCTCGGCGGGGACGCCCTCTCTGTAACTGGCAAGACTGTCGGCGAGGTCATGAAGGATGCGCGTGCTTGGAAAGAAAAAGTAAAACAACAAGAGGCAGAGAGCAAGAAGCGCGAGGAAGAAGCTCTTGCGCTCCGAAAAAAGGTCGAAGCGGAAAATAAAATACTGACGGACAAGATGGCAACCTTGGTAACAATTGCTGTTATCGATAAAGTTGTTCGACCAAAAGACATCTATAACGGCCGATTTAACGAGCTGCTAATGATCAAGTATGCCGTCGAGAACAAGTCGGAAAAGGCAATTCGACAAATCAAGGGGCATGTGATGTTCGTTGATCCGTCGGGGGATCCGGTTGGCGAGCTCCAAGTGGACATCGACGATCTCATCAAGCCTGGTCAGACCGTCAAAACCGATACCGGCGTCGGTTGGAGAACTAATGAGTTCTCTAGCGGTGACATCGAGAAAATTGCTCGCCGAGAGTTTGCTGCGATGAGCGGGAAGTTTAAGGTAACGTCGATCGCTTTCGACGGCGGTGAAGTACTTAAACTCCCGGAGTAGTTCGCGGCTTTGACGCTGGCGTTCAAAGTGCCAGCCCCGGGCCTGCACAGCCTCTAGCGAAGTAGAGCACTAATCAAAGTTCAACGCCTGAGCCCGCCCTGCGCGGGCCTTTTTTTGCAACACTCTATCCATTCGCGTATTGCAAGTTCTATTCGTTCGTGTATAGTTCACTTCGTCAACCCGATGGAGCCAACATGAGCACCTTCCAAGTCACTGTCCGCACCGGCGGCAAGGCCCACACCTACGACGCCCTGGCGCCCTCTGCGGCCCAAGCTGCTGAAGACGCTGCCCAGCGCTTCGCTGACGTCCCTTGCGGCATCACCGTCACCAGCAGCGAGGTGCGCTGATGACCACCGTTGCCAAGCTGCGTGACACGATCCTGCGCTGCGCTCGCGAAGCCACCGAAGCCGAGCCGACCAGCGTCGAATATCGCCTCCACTCTTTCATCGCCAAGATGTCCGGCTCGTTTGACACCATTGGGGAAACAGAACTCGATACCGCCGTGTGGGCGTTGCTGGAGTTGAAGCCTAGCGTGCGGGCTGAGGCTACCCGAGTCGAACTGGACCAGTGGCGTAACCGGAAGCTCTTTGCCATCTCGGCAGATGCGCCAGGTCCTTTGGCGAAATTTACGCAAGCGACATGGCGGTCCACGACCCCCGTTGACGACGATTCACTTCAAATTGGGGTCGCTTTCGACATTAAGGATGGTGAAGTCCTGCGCCTGCGCTTACCGGTCAGCGGCGCAACCTCCTTTTGCGAGAGCGCAATGGAATACCTGAACGCTCATCGGGCCAGAGTCCATTCCCGCCAGTCGCCCGGGATCCCGAGCGTCGACGTATCAACTCCCGAGGATGGCCTGAAGGTGTAGCCACCGCATATGTCGTCTACCGCATGCTCACGCGATGCATAGCTACCCAAGTCTTCGTCGTCGAACATCGCATGGTAACGCTGAGTTTTGTCATTGAAGGCGATGGCAGCTACACCGTGACTGGTTTTGAAGTGGCAGACAACGACAAGCGACATGGTTTGCCCGACTGTAGTTAAAGAAGCATTTTGACACAGCACGAATTTTGACTTTGAAAAGGAGATGGCATGGGCTTCTTCGCTCTCTACCGCTACTACCGCTTCACCGGCCTGCCCCGCCTCGAGTCAATCCGCCGGGCCTACAGGCTTCGCATGTACTGACATGCAGCGCATTTTGAACCGCCCCGGCTTTCGTGGAGGCCGGTTAGTGTGAGTCAGGCCGGGATAGCCTCCCTGCTTAACTGCTTGTAATAGTTTGCCTCAGCTTCGGCCGGCGGTATATAGCCGAGCGGTTCCAGCAAGCGGTGGTGGTTGAACCAGGACACCCATTCCAGCGTGGCCAGTTCGACAGCCTCACGTGTTTTCCAGGGAGCGCGGCGGTGGATCAATTCAGCTTTGTAGAGCCCGTTAATG